TATCAATAACAGCGTTGCACTCAAATATATCTATATCTTCAGTAGCGCCGCTATAAGGCGAGACAGAAAAGCTTTCGCAATCATTTGCAGCCTTTATGAACTTTGTATCGTTAATCGCAGCAGACGGCAGTCCTTTGCCGTAGCGATTGTTGGTTAAGTAGTCACGAATACACAGCGCCGGATTGTTGCTCCACGCCGCAGGCGCAGATGGGCTTCGCGGGTCATGGATTTTCTTGCCTTTAACAACCGCCGTGATCTCAGGCATTCCAGAGAAAACGTCCTGATCCCAGGCTAGTCTAATTCCTAAATATGCAACACCTGAGAGTTTATGATTGGTATTCCACTTGCTATAAGCATCTGAAAGTATATCGCTGGCTGGCTGGTCGTCATCACCCTTGAATGCCTCGATATAAACCCAATCCGGCTGACCCGACTGTTGCTGAGTCCTATAAATGACTCTACTTGGGCTGGTGCTTTGTATTGTTTGGATGGTTCCGTATCGACCTTCGTTTATCTTGTAGTCATCAATCTCAATATCGTAAATGTCCTCAACAGAACCCTCGCAAAGAACAAGAGCTATATACAGCCACTGGTTCTTTTCGCCGCCCTCTGTATGGACAAAAACCCTTGTCCCGCCAACCCTGCGAGTACCGTAAATAACGGGTATCGGCTCAATGTTTGACTCTTTATTGACAAGAACGCCAGCCATAGCGTCAGCGGCTTTCTTGGCTTTCTTCTGAGCATCTACCGCAGTTTTGTACGAAAGACCGCCAACCGTTACAGCCGCTACAATTGCAACAAGTAACCAATCAATAGCCATTAGCTCTTTCTCCCCCAGCGCAAATCTTTGACAACCTTAGAAGCGTATTGAAATCCCAAGTCGTTAGGGAAATGAACTTTCTGAGAGTTTAGATTAGTTTTTCTGTTGTTTACTTTCTCAAAGTCAGACCAGTGGCTAGCAATAGAAATTGAGAGCTTGCTGTCCGATTCAGAGTCCTCGATCTTAAAGCTGGATATGCGACCATCAAAAAACACAAAAGACCCTGTAACAACATCCTCAGAGGATACTACGGCTCTCTTTATCAGCGCCCTTTTATCAATATAATCATTCTGAAGAAATGCAGATATGAACGCCTGATTAGCTCCACTAAGAACAAGGTCAAAGCTGTTTACCTTTAGAGCGCCGGTCTCTGAAGCAGATGCTATATCAATAAGGTCTGCGCTTGAAGTGTAGAGCTGGAAGTCAAGGTCTGTAAGATCAACGCCAAAATCAGTAATCCGATAAACGGCATTGCCTACCTCGATATAAATAAGCGTTGCAAGCCTAAACCCATTGGTCGCTAGCGCAGTAGTAATCTCGGAACTAAGACCGCGACTCATGAAACTTCCTCAATAAGATCAACCTCGAACTCATACAGGGAATCAACACCGACAGAAAACTCTTGCACATCATTAGCCAGGCGAACAATTACCGTCTCATAGCCAGTTTGTGTCGGGTTCGGGATGCTTATATTGAATGTCTCAAGCATGCCTTGCTGCAACAAAAGAAAGTCGTAAATAGGCTCAAACTCAGCCTTGGTCATTGGCGGGAATTGAACAACAAACTCACGCCGGGAAGCGCCAAGAGAGCGAACCTGAACGCGCCCGTTAATGCTTTCACTCATTAGGTTGTAGTGCCTGACGTTAGTTTGTACGCTACGGTAGCCAGGCTCAGTTGGGAATGTACCAGCCATTATGCAAGCCTCTTTCCAGAATTGTTAAGCGCCTGCCTGACCATGCTAGTAATTAGTCCTCGGCGCTGCACCAAAAGCTCATCAAATCCTCGAGCATCATTAGCCTGTATATTAAATGATACATTGACCGGCTGTGTATCGCCTTGGCCTTTGTGCAGATCGGTAATTTTCTCATTTGGGTGAACCATTGCTAGACGACCACCCTTACCGTCCATACCGCCAGATCGAACTCCAGAGCCTGTAAAGCCGCCACCCTCAAACGATGCTAAAGTCTGACCCGCAATAATAGCGGCTGAAGAATATCCTATAGCCCTAATAACTCCAGCATAAGGAACACCAGCCAGAGGGCCGAGACCAACCGGGGGCGGAGCCATTGCGGCAATGGCCGCCATTTCTGTGTTAACAATTGTTGATGCTATAGCCAATCCTTGCTGCACAGCAAAAAGAGCCTTGTAAGCGCCAGACTGCTGATCCATGCCAGCCATAAGCTGCCCAAGAACCTGAGATGCACTTGACATGATTTGCTGGTTTAGCTGCTGCTCAGCTTCTTTTGCTGATTCTTTCGTTTTTTGCGCTGCTATAAAGTTGTCAAGCTCCAAGTTGCTTTCAGTAATCATGTCTCTAACGTGCTGCATTCTACTCTGGAGGATATCATCGTCTCGTTGTTTCGCTTTTGCGGCAAGACTATCCTTGAGTTCCTCGGCCCTCCTGATATCATCAAGCTCTCGATGAAGAACGCCAGTATTATGGCGAACTTTAGTTATTCGCGACTTCATTAATAGCTTGGCTTGCTTTTCTTCCTTCGCAACTTGCTCGGCTATATCCAGCGCCGCCTCTCTTCTTGTTTCCGCCAGAAGCTTTTCTTGATCAATTGCAGGGTTTATTCCATTAACTATGTTGTCGTATGCTGTCTTCTGCTCTTTAAATAATCTCAGGCTCTCTTCTGTCTGGGCGTTGAGAGTAGTAAGGCTTTCCTCATGAGCCTGGATTTCTTTCTTTATATCTTCTTGAGATCTTCTTGAGCTGTTAATAGCATCACTAACAGTTAAGTTTCCGCTCTGATGTCTTTCAAGCTCGTCATTGAGGCTAGCAAGAGTCTGTCTAGCCTCAATTTGCTTCTTCTTATTATCGTTATATGAATCTCTAAGCTTGTTAAGAGCTTTTGATGCCGCTAAAGCTAGAAACTCCCTTTGAGTTTCTGTGAGCTCTTTAGTTGCTGCTATTTGATCTCTTATTCTTCCTTCTAGATCTTTAAATGCGTCATCAGCTTCTTTGATATCACCACTCAAGCCCACGGCGATTGCCGCGCCAACAGCAAGAACAGCACCAAGAACAGCTCCTTGAGGGCCGAATAGAGATGCTATTTGAGATCCCTGCTGACCAAACACAATCATTGCGTTTGTGCCCATCTGAAGCTGGACAGCAATATCCTGCACCTGATGGCCGACCTGCCCTAATCCGCCCCGCATGAATCGGAACTGCTGGTTAAGGGCTTTTGATTGCTTGGTTGTATTACGCATGCTGGCTCGCATGCTTTCAAAGGCAGGCTTTGTATTATCTACCGCGCCGAACTGGGCGATTATGTGCTCTTGCTGGGTTGCCATTTGAGCTTTCCTTCAATTTTCGTGACTTAATTGATAGATAAGTGAACCAATGGTTAAACTCATCCACAGTCATGCTCAGAATGGTTGAGACTGTCTGACCAAGATGTTCTGCAAGCTCATAAATATGATAAAGCTCCGTTGTTTCACCTTGATCAGTTAGGAGTTTTTTTCGCGTTCTTCCTTAGTGGTAGCGCCAACATCAAGAACGAAATTAGCAATCTGCGAAAGAACTTCTGGGTCAACATGGTTTCTGAGCTTGACCCTATCTCCAATATCAAAGACAGGCTCTCCTTCCTTATCTGTAACACCAAAGATGACAGAGTAAACCATGTAGTCCGTTGTATCATCTTGAGCGCGCTTTAAGAACTTAGCCTTATCTTCAAGAGTCAGGTTTTTTGAGTAAAGAGTTACGTCCCACTCGGGGACATGCAACTCTCTAATCTCTTTGTTACTAAAGTGCGATACGGCGGTATCGATAAGCTTTGACATATTAAGATACCGTGTCTTGAGCAATTGGGCCGTTTCCAGTCACAGAGTACGAAGCCTCAATAAATCCATCGTAAGATCCGCTCTTGCTAACAGAGTTAACAATTGCGCTTCCAAACCAATAGTAGTTCGATGAGCTATTTCCAGTTGGATATAGGTTCAAAGTAACCTCGGTTCCCTCAGTCAGTCCTTCCTGGCCGAGAGAGTCCGTAGGATCCCAGTAAGCATTAAAAGATGCTGTCCAAGACTTCTGGGTTGCCTTGTTAGTCATCCAAGTATCACCCATAACAGTGTCATTGATGATCTCTGAGGTGATCTCTAAAGACCAATCTCGAATTTCAGCAACCGCGTTGCTACCGATGTATACCGCACCGTCTTTACCGATGTTTGTGCTCATTTCAATATCCTCTAAAGGAAGTTAACAAATTAATTTTAGCCCGTAGGACTGCCTTCTGTCGATGTATATTGCACATCCACGGTTAGTCTTGCGGCCATCATAGGTTGATCGCCTTCGCCCGAGAAATCTGCCTCGAACGAACTTACTCGGGTATCTTTAGCATATCCTCCGCGAGTAGTGTCCGCGTACAATGCCGCCTCTATTTCCGAGCAAATTGTATCCAGTGAATCATCATAAGATGACACTGATTTTACGTAAATCTCTACAGCCACAGCAAGCCGTCTATCAATAGTCCTTGGTGGCGTAATGGTTAAATAGGTGGATTCTTCCGAGAGAGTGTAAATCGCAAGCGCGGGAAGCCCTGCCTCATTAATGGGATAAACTCGACTCTTGTAGACCTTTTGCCCGGTGGTAGCCAAGCCTGTCAGCGTAGAGACTATGTTGTCTCGTATAAGCTGGCGAATATGAGCCATTATTGTGCCTCCAAGCGAAGCTCTGTAATCCCGGTTCCGTCTGGCATTATGACTCTCACCACGTAGTTTCCCTGCCCAGTAACGACAATAGCATCACCATACTGTACTCCAGAAACATCACTATCTCTACAAGTAAGCTGAGGCTGCAAGACAGAAAAAGAAACGCCTGCGCCTGCATCTTCTAGCTCATGCTGGTTATCGAATATTGCCGTAAAGCGAGAAACACCTCCAGACTGCTTGGTCATTGTGCATGGCACACCAAAGTCCGAAAGCATTAAAAGTCGATCACTGACCGTCTCAATCGGCATTAGATTCCAGACCCTCTTCAACGCTAACCTTTGCTTTTGCGCGCTTCCTTGGCTTTGTTCCTTCAGACAGCCCAATAGCGCGATCTTCAACAACCGGCTCATCATATGGTGTGATTCGACCAATAGCCATCATCTGACCGGCCATATCATCATCAAGATCAATAATATTGCCTACCGCAAAGTTCTTGCCGCGTATCATGCAAGATTTAATTACTTCGTACTTCATAAGACCTCCAAGAAAGAAACCCGCCCCGAAGGGCGGGATACTTATCTATTAGCTACCGCCATCGTTTCCGAGGCAGAAGCTGACTGCGTGACGTACAGCTACGTCTACAGTCTGGAACGCAACAATGCGGACAGTTCCAGAAGTAGAGAGGCTGTATGGGTCTACAGTAAGGTCAACACCTGACCACATACCGACCAACAGATCGCTGAAGTTACCGAAGAACGCATCACCAGCAGCACACTGGTTAGAGCGGATCGCATTGTAACCATTGATAGTATTACCAGGCTCTACAACGAATTGGGCAGTGTTCGCTGCCTTCTCAGTAGTCTTCAACGCGCCGTACATGGCCGCTCCCATGATGTAGGAGAGGTTGCCCATTAGAGCGTTGTCTTCAGCAACGGCAGTCTCCATCGCAACAACCTGAGCATAGCTTGGCACTAATACAGGAGATGTTCCGAAGTCTACAGTGTTAATTCCGCTGACGTTCTTGATGCCAGTAGGGGCGCCGTTAGTTCCATCACCCTGCAATGCAGCGAGGTCGATAGC